GCTTCCCCCTACGCGGAAAATGATTCGACGCTCAAGGAGATGACTGATCGCTTTCGACGTGACGTCTCGGCGCATGTTGGTCTGCTTGCCGATATCGTCGGCGGTCAGGCGCTTGGTTTCGAGTTGATAGCCGATGGTCTGCCGTGCAATGGCCATGAGAACGCGCAGTTCGCGCGCTGGCAGGTCAACCGTAGCCAAAGCCTCCATCAGGCTGTTGTCCATACGGGTGAATCCCCTGCTGCTGTTCAGCTGGATGATGTTGTCGGGGGTCATTGCTTGACTCCCTGAGAACGAGATTTGAGGCGCGACACGTTTTCGGAATTAACAAAACGTGTCGCGACATGGTTCGGGGTATTGCTTGAATTGGGTTGGCTCTGCATAATCGACCTCATCAGGTAGTAATGAATTAGCCGGGGCGCAATCCCGGCTTTTTTGTGCCTGAAATTCAGGCGATGGATTTCAAGCTCGGGCGATGCTTCGCCAGCAGGGCTTCAGCCTTGCGGCCCAACTCCCCTGCCCGCGCTTCAACTTGGCGGCACTGCTTGGCGAATGCTGGGAGGTGCGGCAAGTCCTCCTCGCACATCACTTGGTCGTCGAACACTTCGCTGCCGGTGTCAATAACATCGCCCAGGGCGCGGATCAGAGCGCCGAAGCTTTTGTTTGCACATTGGTCGCTGGTCATCTGGCGGGCGCCGATCAGTCCATGCCGGCCGGCGAGCTCGTTGATGCAGTGGTCGCGGAACTCAGGCTCAAGTGCGTTGACCCACGACTCTTCCAGCCAGGACGGCATGTCTTGATCGCCGGACAACCAACGCTGCACGCGCTTCAACCAGCGGCCAGTCGCCTTCACAAACTCGCCCACGTCGTTCTGCGCGGTGAGGGCGGCGAAGTCCGGCACCTCTTTGGCTGTCGCTTTGTCCGGGGCCGATAGATGCAGCTCGCGGCTTAGTGCCTGAGCGAAGTCGTCTTGGCTCAGGCTGGTGCGAGCGATCTGGTTTGCCGCGTGCGCGACCAGAACCTGGTCACGGGTTTGCGCGCTGTGTCTTGAACTGGACGTTTGCATAGGGCTCTCTCGTTCGTATTCTGGGTACATGCCAAATCGCTACTACTGATCAGGGACGAATCCATGACCTTCTCTTCTACTTGGCCCCTTATTAGGTGCCAGCCCCGCCTGGCCCAATCGTTACTGCGCCGGCCCCTAATAAGGGGCCAGACCGTTACCTCACGGGGAAAATTGAAACCACGTTTCCTGTCTGCGCTTCTTGTGCGCAGTGATCAGCGAGGCGTCTTCGCAGGGTTGTTTTATCCGTTGCGAGGCGAGCAGCGCTGCGCCGCTCAACTGCGCGTTCAGTCATTTGCAAAATCCGGTCAGCGAGTTGATCCATGCCGATACCAACCTCATCAGCCCAACGCTCGAGCTCGTCCTTCTCGTCCTGCGTGTACTGCCCTACTTCAGGTATTGCGGACATTGGTGCCTCCTCCATGGCCTAGTCAGGCGCTAAGTTTCTTGTCGTTAACCTGGGAAATCGTGTCCTGCTCTCGCCTGGCTTTCAGCGCCGCACGTATGAGGTCGCGAACTAGTGCACCAGGTTGAATTTTCAGCTCACGGGCCAGTTCGCCCAGTGCAGGAAAGCCATCCAGCTCGTCCGACTCGCTGTCATCGATCAACGGGAAGTACCCGTAATCCTCCTTGAACCGCAGAGCCGCCAACGTGAGGTCGCGAACCAAGGCGCCCGGCTGAATCTCACGCGCTAACGCTTCCACCTGAAGAGCGGCGTAAGCGGCGTCATTGAGGCGCGACTTCAGCTGGTGGGTGTTGCGATGCGTCTTGTTTTTGTAGGCCATTGGTTCACTTCCGGGGTCGGTATGACCGGGCTGGGTTAGGCGGCTGATTTCTTCGGGGTCGTTTGCGCAGGGAAGGACTTGAGCTCGTGCGCTTCATAAGTCCCGTCCTGATTGCAGGTGACGGAAATATTTCGCTCGGCCGCGATGGCCTTGCTGATCGCCGCAGGGCTGACCCGAAGAGCCTTGGCTGCAAAGACCTGCCCTTTCGTAGCAACCAATTCTGTAAGTGGGATCTGCTTCATTCTGGAAATCTCGAATGGTGTTCTCGAGATCAATATTAACCGCCGGTTAGGTTTGTAGCAATACCGCCGGTTGCCGCAAATAAATTAACCAACGGTTAAATTTCACGGATGAGTAAAAAGAAAGAACTTTCCCCAGAGCTGAAAGCCGAGTGCGACGCCGCGAAGGCGCTTTTCGTATCGAAAAAAAACGCCCTCGGCCTCACTCAAGCAAGTCTTGCAGAAGCGGCTGATATCTCTGCTGCAGCTGTCGCGATGTACCTGAACGGCACCAATCCGCTGAATGTAAAGTTTGCGGCCGTGCTGTCGCGCTTACTTGACGTTCCTATTGAGAAATTCAGCAAGAGGCTTGCGTCTGAAATCAGCGGGCTTACAAGCGCTGCTGATCACATCAACGCCTCATCAGAGAGCACGTCTGCTGCAGACATGGTTCGCCAAATGCTTTCCAAGCAAGGGAAAGGATTGTCTGATGATGCTCGTAGGCGGTTACTTGCAGCTGCTGAAGCCGATGATGCCGGAGGCGTCATCGAGCTCGACTACTACCGCCCTGGCGCCATGGGTGATGAGGTGTGGATCGCGCATTACGATGTCCGCGCAGCGATGGGTGGCGGGCAGATCCCGCACGACTACCCCGAGATGTTTCAGGACGTGCGCGTCAGCCCCCAGCATCTGCGCGAGATGGGTGTCGAGTTCAAAGAGCATTTCCATCTGAAGATGGTGACAGGCTGGGGCCAGTCGATGGCGCCCACGATTAAGCACCGCGACCCGCTCCTGGTCGACGTGAGCGTTCGCGAATACTCAGGGGATGGGATCTACATGTTCTCGTGGGAGGGACATCTGTACATCAAGCGGCTCCAGTGGATTGGCGACCAGCAGATCTCGATGCTTTCAGATAACCCACGGCATCCGCCGCAGACCATCAGGGCCGACGATACCTTCATTCAGGCGCGGGTGCTGCTGGTTTGGAATGCTCACCTGGTGTGACTACATGACTCTCAAAAAACCCGAGCAAGACCTGAAGCGCGACCTCCAGGGTGTCGCCTCCGACCTCAAATGGTCAGCCGTCGAGCTGATGCGAGTCGCCGAGCGGCTGAGTCTGGCCGGCAATGAAGCAGATGCCCAGGCACTGCTGAAGATGTGCACCGTGTTCCATGCCGATGAGGATCGGCTGGCTGCTTACGCTGATGAAGTCAAAAGCGGTGTGATTACTAGGGAGGCTAGGTAGATGACAGACCTTATGAAAGGACTCGACGGCGTCAGAACGCCCCAGCAGGAGCTGTTCTACGATCTTGAGGACTTGGCGGCCGTCATTCGGTGGTCAATCGTTGAGCTAACCGATGTGGCCAGTCGCGCAAAGACAACGCGTGATGCTTTCGAGTTGGCGAGAGTCTGCCAGATACTGACGACGGAGCAGAGAAAGATCGGTCGCCACGCGGATGAGGTGAAGGCAGGAAGGATCGTGCGGGGCAAGGCTAAGTAGGTGGAGCAGCGGGGGTTTGTTAGGGTTATCGGTTTTCTGACAGGCAACCGTAGGCTTAAATAGACAGAATCAGGCAGGGAAGCAACAATGGGCGACATGAGCAAAGCATCCTTCAACGTACTTTATGACGGGCCGGCCCTCGCCAACAGCGAGATGGACGTGCGAGAGCTTGCGCCCGCGCTTCTTGCTCTTGGCGAACTCCTAGAAGAGGCCAACTCCGTAATCAACGATGGTCGCGCACAGATATCCGTACAGGTAAAAGCAACCTTCAAGACCGGTTGCTTTGGAATAGAGCTGGATGTTTTGCAAACGCTACTTCAGCACGCTCACAGCCTTTTTTCAAACGACGCTGTATCGAATGCTAAAGAGCTGCTTGAGTGGATTGGCCTGGTCGAAGACAACGTAGGGAAGCTAGCGGCCGGGGCTGGGGGGCTCCTGTGGCTGATCAAAAAGATCAGGGGCCGCCGCATCAATCAGGTTGTCCTCCTGGATAACGGAAAGGTAAAAATCGTCCTTGATGA